GGGCGCGGAGGGGGGCAACGGGGGTGTTTCGTCGGAGGTGGGTTCTGGCGCGGCTTCGGATTCGGTTTCCGTTGTGACGACAGCTTCTTCCGCGGCCGGAGCAGGTGTGGCCGCGCCAGTCAGCAACGCGCGGATATGGGCGATGGCGGCGCGGGCGGTCGAGACTTCAAGGTCCGGGACCGATTTGTCGAGGCGCTTGGCCAGGAGCTTTGCGTGATGGTGCGACAGGGTCTTGAGCTGGCTGTCGAAGATTTCCTCGCCGGCAGCGGCGCGCAGGGCTTTCAGGCTGTCGGTCGTCTGGCCAGCCGAGACCAGCAGTTTCTTGACAATGAGGCCGGCCGCGGCGGCCCAGTCCTTGTCGGCCACGGCCGGAAAGGAACTCTGCGCGGCAAGCAGGGCGCCGAGGGCTTCGTAACCGGAGGGGTGGCCAGAAAGGCTCATGCAAGCTTCTCCCGCACTTCACCGAGCAGTTGCTCGACGATGGTCAGCGCGTCGCCCGGCCACTTGGCCTGAAGGGTCGGATCCGGACCGAGCTCGATCGGGTTGGAGGCGAAGCCGGATTTCAGCGGGATGACGGTCTTGAACATCGCGAACTCGGTTTCCTTGGCGCCGGCGGCATCGCGCATGGCGCCGAGGACAACCTGCTGGTGGGCGGTGTTGTCATAGCGGGTGGCGAGCACAACCGGGAGCGTCTCGATATCCCGGTTACGCAGATTCTTCATGATGTCACCCGTGAAGAGATCGAGACCGAGGGTGGACATGAAATCCGGGATGGTCGGCACGATGATCAGGTGGCTGGCGGCGAGGACGGTTTCAGTCATGACCGAGATCCCGGGCGGGCAGTCAAACAGGATGACGTCGTACTGGGCCTTCAGGAGGTTCAGGTCATCGCGCAGGCGCTTGCCGACCTGGTTCTGGAGGGCTTCCATCGCATAGCCCTTGGCGGTCAATTCAAAGATCAGCTCCCGCTCCGTCTTGCGCAGGCGGGGAGAGGAAGGGATCAGGTCGAGCGGCAGGGGCTTGCCCTTGAAGGTTACGTCGCTGGCGTCGGTGACGATGAATTCGGAAAGACGGCGCTGCTCGCCCGCGAAGAAGTTTTCCAGCAGCCAGTCGGAAATCGTGGCGTAGTCGTTGATGGCCTGGAACAGGTGCTCGTCGCCGGCATGGCCGAAGATCAGCAGCGAGGCATTGGCCTGGGTGTCGAGGTCAATCACCAGCGTGCGCATGCCAGAGGCGGCGAAGGCCTCGGCGAGGCTGACGCAGGTGGTGGTCTTGCCGACCCCGCCCTTTGAGTTGGCAATCGAAATAACGCGGGCCGTCATGGAGTTTCTCTCTTTCGGTCTCGTCCGTTCTGAACCCCGGGTGATGGCAGATTTGGTTGCACAAGAAAACACTTGCGCGGACGAATTTTCGGTAGGCGCCGAAATTAAATCTCCAAAGATTCAAAGACTACCGAATTTCCTGAAGAAATATGGCCCGTTCCAATCCGACCGGGTCCGCAGCGGGGTTAGCTTTGCGGCCATCGAGACAGCCGGAGCGAACGGAACCCGACATGAAATGGACCTGGCCTTTTGGAACCAAAGCCAGCGAGGCGAAGACCGCCTGGCCGCTGGCGATGCTGAGCGAGCCCAGGGCGGCCAGCTGGGGCACCCGCGATGCGGGCGCGCTGATCCGGGATGGCTACCTGCGCAATGCGGTGGCCTATCGCTGCATCCGTATGGTGGCGGAGGCGGCGGCTTCCATTCCGCTGAAGACAGCCCATGAAGGCGCGGCGCGGCTGCTGCGCCAGCCGGGGCCGGAGATGGCTGCGGCGGGCCTCCTTGAGGCCGTGTTCTCCGAACTGCTGCTGAGCGGCAATGCCTTTGTGGAGGCCGTGCGCCTGCCGGGCGAGAGCGGGGTGGCGGGGCTGTTTCCGCTGCGCAGCGGCGCAGTGCGCCCCGTGGTCGATGCCCGCGGCTGGGCCGAGGGCTGGATGATCCGCGGGCGGAACGGACAGGAGCGGGCCGTGCGCCGGGACGCGGAGGGCTGGTTGCCTCTGCTGCACGTGAAGCTGTTCCATCCGGCAGACGACGTGATGGGCCTGCCGCCGCTGGCGGCTGCGCGCCGGGCGCTGGACCTGCACAATGCGAGCGCAGACTGGGCGAAATCCCTGATCGACAATGCGGCGAAGCCTTCGGGCGCGCTGGTCTATGGCGGAGGCGGGCGGATGCCGCCGGACCAGTTCGACCGGCTGAAGGAAGAGCTGGAGGCGAGCTTCTCTGGCGCGGCGAATGCCGGGCGGCCATTGCTGCTGGAAGGCGGGCTGGAGTGGCAGGCGTTGTCGCTGTCGCCGGCGGAGATGGATTTCCAGGCGACGCGGGCGGCGGCTGCACGGGAGATTGCGCTGGCGATCGGCGTGCCGCCGATGCTGCTCGGGATTCCCGGAGACAATACGTATGCGAACTACCGGGAGGCGAACCTGGCGCTGTGGCGGATGACGGTTTTGCCGCTGGCGGCGCGGGTGGCGGAGGCGCTGTCGCGCTGGCTGGATGGCGGGTTTGGCGAGGATGTTGAGGTGACGCTGGACCTCGACCGCGTGCCGGCGCTGGCGACGGAGCGGGAAGCGCTGTGGGCGCGGCTGGAAGAGGCCACGTTCGTGACGCGCGAGGAGAAGCGCCGGATTGCGGGCGTGGAGCCATGAGCTTTGACCGCAGACTGACGATTGGCGTGATCCTGGCCGTGGCTGTGCAATCAGCGGGCGTGCTGCTCTGGACGGGGGCTGCGGCCGAGCGCGTGGCGACACTGGAAGAGCGTGTGGCGGAAGCTGCGCCGGTTTCCGAGCGGCTGGCACGCGTGGAGGCCGAGATTGGCGCGATGCGCGTGCAACTCGACCGGATCGAGCGGAAGCTGGAGGCAAGCGATGCGCCGTGAGCCGGTTCTGATCGAAGGCTATGCCAGCGTGTTCGGGCGGCCGGACCTTTCGGGCGATGTCGTGCGGCCCGGCGCGTTTGCGAAGAGCCTGGCGCGGAGGCCGAGCGTGCCGCTGCTGGTGGGTCACCGCGAGAGTGTGGTGGCAGGGCGCTGGGTGCGGCTTGGCGAGGATGGGTACGGGCTGTTCGTCCGGGGGCTGATCGAAGACGTGGCGGGGCTGCGCCTGGTGGAGCGCGGCGCGCGGGGGCTGTCGATCGGGTTCTTCCCGAAGGTCTGGTCACCGCGCGTGACCGGCGGTCGGGAACTGATCGAGGTGGATCTCGTGGAAATCTCGCTGGTGAGCGAGCCGATGCAGCGCAGCGCGCTGTTTCAGGTGATGGGCGCCGGCGCATTGCGCGCGGCGTGAACTGCAGGGTCAACGAAGGAGAAGACATGACCAAGGAAACCAAGGCTGTGAAGGCCGATACGGCGGAGATGCTGGCCGTATTCGAAAGCTACCGGCAGGCTAATGATACGCGCCTGGCCGAAATCGAGAAGAAGGGCGCCAGCGATCCGCTGACGGATGAACGCCTGGCACGCATCGACCGCCGTCTGGAGGCGCTGAGCCTCAAGATGGCGCGGCCCGATGCGGCGGCGGTGCCGGATGTGGAGCATGATGAGCGCCGCGAGGCCTGGACACGTTACCTGCGCACCGGCGACGAGAGTGGCGTAGCGCGGCTGGATCTGAAGTCTCTGAACACGGGCACCGGCAGCGAGGGCGGGCATGTGGCGCCGCCGGAGCTGGACCGGCTGATCGAGGCGCGCCTGCTGGCGGCAAGCCCGATGCGCCAGATTGCGACCGTGCGGCAGACGTCTGTGGGCGTCTACCGCAAGCCCGTGGGCCTTGGCGCGGCGGCGGCCTGGGTGGGCGAGGAAGCCGAGCGGCCGGAGACGGCGGTGACCGGCCTTGACCTGCTGACTTTCCCGGCAGGCGAGCTTTATGCGATGCCCGCGGCGACCCAGACCCTGCTCGAAGATGCGTATGCGGATATCGATGCTTGGCTGGCGGATGAGGTCGAAACGGCGTTTGCGGCGCAGGAGTCGGCCGCCTTCGTGACCGGGAACGGGTCGTCGAAGCCCAAAGGCTTCCTCGACTACGACATCGTGGCCGAGGCATCGCATATCTGGGGCAAGGTCGGCTTCGTGCCGGGCGATTTCTCGGATGAAGACGCGGCGGACCAGCTGATCGATCTGATCTATGCGCCGAAGAGCCAGTTTCGCAACGGCGCGCGTTTCGTGATGAACCGGCGCACGGTGTCGGCCGTTCGCAAGCTGAAGGATGCGGACGGGCGATATGTTTGGCAGCCGGGAACGGGCGGGGAGGCGGCAACGCTGCTCGGCTATCCGGTGACCGAGATCGAGGACATGCCGGATATCGCGGCGGGCAGCTCGGCCATCGCGTTCGGTGACTTCCGCCGCTTTTACCTGATCACCGACCGGCAGGGCGCGCGCGTGCTGCGTGATCCGTTCTCGGCCAAACCCTACGTGCTGTTCTACACGACCAAACGTGTGGGCGGCGGCGTGCAGAACTTCGATGCCGTCAAGGTCATGAAGTTCTGATTTCTCCCAGCAAGCAAGAAGGAAACCAATCCATGATCGAGAGTGTGATCATTGCGATCATCAAGCAGGCGGCGGCGTTGACCAAGCCGCAACAGGACGAGTTCACGACGAAGGTGGCGGAAGCCATCGCCGCGTTGATCCGCGGGACCGAGACGGGCATCGACAATGAGCTCGTGCGCCAGGTGGGCCTGCCGATGGGCGGCGACATCATCGTGAAACTCCGGGACATCATCTGATGCCCGGCGGGCCGCCCTGACCTCTGGTCGGGCCAGGGCGGTCCATTTCTTCCCTATAAGGACAAAACAGAATGAGTGACCTGACGGTGATTGCACCGCCAGCGGAGGAGCCTTTGACTCTCGCCGCGGCGAAAGACTTCCTGCGCCTTGGCACGACGGCCGAGGACGGGCTGGTGACGGAGTTGATCCGGGCCGGGCGGGCGCATGTGGAGACGGCGAGCGGGCTCGCGTTCGTAACACGCACCTTGAAGCGGCGCTGGACGGCCTGGCCGTACGGCCTGATGCTTGGCGGCGTGAAGCTGAGGCCCGCGCCGGCGCGGGCGCTGGTTTCGGTGGTGCGCGTGGATGCGGAAGGCGGCGAGGAGCTGCTGACCGGGCGGTTCCAACTAACCAGTGGACGGCTTCGGCTGCGCCCGTTTGCGGGCCTGCCGGTGGTGCCGCTCGGGGGTGCGATCGAGGTGACTTTCGTTGCGGGCTATGGCGACGCGGAAGATGTACCGGAGGACCTGGTGCACGCCGTGAAGCTTTGGGTGCAGGCGGCCTATGGGGCGCCGGGCGGGCTACGGGGCACGGCAGATGCTGCAGTCGATGCGGCGCTGGCCCCGCGCCGGGAGACAAGGCTGTGAGCGCGGAAGGACGAGTGCAGGATGCGCTGCTCAGTGTGCTGAAGGCCGACGCTGGCATGGCGGCGATTTTTGGCGGGCGGATCTATGACGACGAGAGCGAGGCACCGGCCTATCCCTTCGTGCGGCTGGAGCGGCACGAGTGCCGGCCGGCAGGGGCTTCGCTGGGCGAGGCGACGGAGCATGTGCTGACGCTGGCGGTTTCGTCGCGTGATGGTGGCCTCAGGGAGGCGCGGGAGGCGCTGGCCACGCTGCGAGGCGCGGTGGATGGCGCGACCTGGACGCTGCCGGAAGGGCGGATCGTGCTGGTGCACACGATTTATTGCGACGCAATGCGGCAGGCGGACCGCCGAGCCTTCCGCGGGCTCATCCGTTTCCGGATCATTTCAGAGGAGGCAGTCTGATGGGAACGCAAAGGGGCAGGGATATCCTGTTGAAGATTTCAGATGGCGAGGCGGGCTTTGTCACGCTGGCGGGAATTCGCACGAGCCGGATTGAGCTCAGGAGTTCTGCAGTGGACGCAACGGGGGCGGACAGTCCGGAGGCCTGGCGCGAGTTGCTTGCGGGGGCTGGCACCAAGGCGGCGCGTGTGAGCGGGCAGGGCGTGTTCCGGGATGCTGTGTCCGACGCGCGGATGCGGGCCGTGTTCTTCGCGGGCGAGACGCCGGATTGGCAGCTGATTCTGCCGGATTTCGGGGAGCTGA